GTCCAGTAAGATCTGAAGATACTTTTAAAACAGTCAGTAAAGCGGCATCTACTGGAACGGTTACTGAAGTCATCACTATAGGTGATGGACCTGTTACATTGGGAGATGAAAATACAACTCTTACTAATGCTACACATAGTGGAAGACTAATTGTAGTTCCAGCGATTACAGCAGATAGAACAATTACATTACCGTCACCTGTTGCAGGTGCACACTTTAAATTTATTTATGGTGGCGCTGCAGAAGAAGCACAAAACGTTATCTTTGATACAGGTGCTGATGCTAATTATTTTATTGGTGGTGTTGTTCATTGTGATTCAAATGCTGATAATGTAACTATTTATTCTGATGGAAACTCTAACTCAAAATTAACTCTTACAGATTTTGGTGG